ATCGCAGCCTCCTTCGGCGCGCTCGCCGGAACCCTCGCCGGAATGTTCCCCGTCCTGTCCCCGCTCCTCGGCGGCTTCGGTTCCCTCTCCAGCGTCCTGACCCTGGTCGGCGGAGCGCTCCGCTTCCTGGTCGGCCCGGTCGGGATCGTCATCGGTCTCCTGGCGTCCGCCTGGGCGACGTCGGAGCCGTTCCGCGACTCCGTGATGCAGCTCGGCCAGACCCTCCTCACGGTCGGGCAGCAGGTCCTCCCGACCGTCATCGCGACCGGCCAGATACTCGCCCAGCAGGTCCTCCCGCAGCTCGCCGCGATCTTCACGACCGTCGCGACGAACGTCGGGTCCCTCCTGGCCGCCGTAGTGCCGCTGATCGGCGCCCTGATCGCCCAATTCCTGCCGGTCGTCGCCCAGGTCGCGCAGAGCCTCGCCGGGCTCCTGGCGGCGATCCTGCCCGTCGTGAACAGCCTCCTGTCGCAGCTGCTCCCGGTCATCGTGAACCTCGCAACGACCGTCATCCCGCAGCTGATCCCGGTCCTCGGGCAGGTCGCGTCGATCCTCGGCCAGGTCCTACCCCCGGCGATCGGTCTCGTCACCCAGCTGTTCCAGGCGCTCGGCCCGATCATCTCCGCCCTGCTGCCGATCGTCACCTCGGTCTTCCAGACCCTCGCCGGGCTGATCGGCGGCGCCATCAACATCTTCCAGGGCCTGATCACGTTCCTGCAGGGCGCGTTCACCGGGAACTGGTCGCAGGCCTGGCAGGGCATCCAGCAGATCTTCGCCGGGATCGTGCAGGCGATCATGGCGATCGTGCAGGGCTGGGTGCGGAACTTCGAGATGATGGTCGGCGCCTCGATGGACCAGGTGCTGAACACGATCCGGGTCGGCTGGACGAACATCTGGAACCGGTTCGTGCAGGGCGGCGTGCAGATCGTGCAGGCCGTACAGTCCGCCTTCCGGTCCGTCGTGTCCGGTATCGCGTCCGGCGTGTCGTCCGCCCTGGCCCGGGTCCGGGCAGGCTGGAACGCGATCGTCTCCGCGACCACGTCGGCGTTCTCCCGGATCGTGTCGTCGATCCGTAGCGCCCTGTCGTCCGCGGTATCGACGATCACGTCCGGCTGGGCGCGGGCCCGGTCCGCGACGTCGGCCGCGTTCAGCTCGATCCGGAACGCCGTGTCGTCGGCGATCTCGTCCCTGGTGTCGCGGGTCCGGTCCGGCTTCTCCTCCGTCGTGTCGGCGATCACGTCCGCGTTCTCCCGGATGGTTTCGGCCGCCCGGTCCGGCGTCGGCCGGGTCGTCGACGTCGTCCGCGGTCTCGCCGGGCGCGCCCGGTCGGCCGCATCGAATCTGGCCGGTGCTCTCTTCTCGGCCGGGTCGCAGCTCATCAACGGCCTGGTCGGCGGCATCCGGTCCGCCGCCGGGCGGGTCGCGTCGGCGGCGAGGTCCGTCGTGCAGAACGCGATCAACGCTGCCCGCTCGGCGCTCGGGATCGCGTCCCCGTCGAAGGTGTTCATGGAGATCGGCAAGAACACCGGCCAGGGCATGGCGCTCGGTCTCGAGTCGACCCGGCAGCTGGTGCAGGCCGCCGCGAACAGTTCGCTCGTGCCGTCGCTCAGCGGTCCCCGTACGAGCAGCACCGCCCACGCTGTAGCGGCGCGGCGGGCCGCGGACGTCGCCGACCCGGTCGCGTCGGTCGTGCTGAACGAGTACGGCCCGCGGACCGATTCGGCGAAGCGGCGCGAGATCGACTGGCAGTTGAAGCATCCGACCCGAGGTCGGACGTTCGAGACCGGCACGCTGGCGGTGAGGTGATCATGGTTCGGAAGGGCTGGCTGGTCGAACTGGAAGGTGTCGTCCTCTCCGGCAGCAGCGAGCCGGGCGACGGCTGCCTAGTCGCGCCGCCGGAAGGTCTCGGGAATCCGCCGATCCGCACCGAGGACGTCATCTTCCCGCAGCGGGACGGCGCCCGGCATTACGCCGACTGGTACGAGCCGCGGATCGTCACGATGGAGGCGACCGTCTCGAGCGGCGACTGCGGCACCGACTGCCCCGGCGTCCGCGAACATGTCCGGAACATCCTGCAGGCCTGGTCCCGGAAGTGTGAGGACGTCGAACTCAAGGTCTGGACCGACTGCAGCGACAGCATGGACTGTCCGGACGAATCGCCGGGGTCGCCCGGCGGCGGCCCCTTCGAATGGTGGCCGCTGACCGGCACGCCGGACACGAACGTCACCGCCGGGAACTCCGGCCTCGACCTGGTGAATACGGGCGGCGGCACGATCCGGTACACGCCGGACGGTCAGGCCGCCGAATTCCGGACCTCCTCGGCCGGGTCGTTCACGATCGCCCGCGGCCTCGTCGCGCCGGACCGCCAGCTGTCGACCCTGTTCACCTTCCGGACGCCGGGCGTGATCCCGTTCGAACAGATCTGGGACTTCGAGACCGCCGACCAGCTCGCCGACTGGACCTCCAGTACCGTCACGATGTCCCGGAACACGACGCCGCCGATCATCGCCGGGATCGCCGACTTCAAATGGGACTGGGTCGCCACCGGATCGTTCGGGAAGGGCGCCAACGCGGACCTCGTCACCGGCTTCGTCGGCGACGGCGTTAAACAGCTCCAGGTGTCGTGGTCGGCTCTCGCGACCGCCCAGTCGAACGCTGACGGCTGGCACGTCCTGATCATCGACTCTGTCGCTGACGAAACGATCGCCGAGCAGATCTATCCGGTCGGGAACACCAGCTACACGGTCGCTGTGCCGATCCCGGTCGGCCGGACCGCGGACCGGATCACGATCTACCTCGCGCAGCCGCCAGAGCCCGGGTCGACCCGCATCGACAACGTCATCGTGCGGGCCATCAACACGCCGACCCTCCCCGGCGAGGTATCGATCGCGACCATCCGGCAGTCCGCATCGGAGGTCGCCGCCGTCCGCGCCCTCGTCATGCCGGACCGCACCCTGCAGCTGCGGGACTCCACCGGCGCTGTGCTCGGCGTGCTGGGCACTCTGGCGCCCGCGGACAGCGACACGGTCTACCAGCTGCAGATCGTCGCGAACAGCGCCACAGGGGCCGTCCAGGCCGCCCTGTACGGCGAGGGCGGCGGCCTCATCAACAGCTTCGTCGCCGTCGGTAACCTGACCGGGAACACGCTGACCGGCTTCGACATCGGGATCGTGTCGTCCAACCCGTCGATGGCCGTCGTCTACCACGACCTGAAAGCGGAGTCGGGCCGCTACTCGCCGATCCCCCCGGCCGGTGTGCAGCCGCCCGTCGAGGACAGGTCGCTCGTCGGCCCGTACGGGATCATCGGCAGGCCGCGGCAGGCGACCCTGACGTGGCTCCGCGGCCGGACCCAGAAGGCCCGCCTGCAGCTCCGGTTCGACGCCCGCGACCACCGCATGTTCGTCCTCGACTGCGACGGCGGCACCGGCGAGGTGTGCGTGGTCGCCGAACCGAACATCGAGACGACCGGCCGGGCCTACCCGCGCTGCTATGCGGACGGCGGCATGTGCTTCGACTGCGCCACCGGCAGCGAGTCCGGCGACGCGACCGCGACGGTCGTCGGCACCGAATGCGCGTCCGCCGAGCTGTGCTTCACCGGTCTCCTCACGAACCCGGTCCTGCGGAACATGACGACCGGCGAAGAGGTCGGCCTCCGCGGCGAAATCCGGGAAGGTGACCTGCCGATCTGCATCGACACCGAGACCGGCACCGCCCGGCAGGGCACGGCGGGCCGGACCCACCTGATCACCGGGAACCCGCGCATGAAGCTGGTGCCCGGCGAGAACATCCTGCGGCTGATCTCGACGGGCGTCGCCGACACCGGGAACGTCTCGATCTGCTTCCGGCCGTTCGTGGTGAGCGCCTGATGTCCTGCAACACGTGCGACGAGAACTGGCTCGTCGAGTCGTGCGACCTCGACACCGGCCTGGTCCGGAACGTCCTGCAGCCGCTCGACATGCGGTTCGACATCGGCCTGAACCAGTTCACGGACGGCGCGCTGACCCTCGCAACCCGCGACATCGCGCTCCGCGAGGTGTGGCCCGGCCTGACCTCGATCTACATCTCGCGGGTCGCCGGGCCCGGCGCGTCCCGCAGCGACCCGGTCTGCGAATTCGCCGGGATCGTCACCGACTTCGCCATGTCCGAATCGGGCACGACCGTCCTCGGGATGAAGTCGATCGACTGGTACCTGACCCGCCGCAACATCCGTATCCAGGCCGAGTACACGAACGTGCAGCAGACCGACCTCGCCGCCCGGCTCGTGAACCTCACCTCGAGCGTCTACGCCGGGAAGGGCGGCATCCCGCTCGTCGGCGACTGGGCGCCGTCCGAGTACCGCCGCGACCGGGTCTACGACTACTGGCGGCGCAAGAACATCGGGGAGGCGATCCAGGACCTCACCCAGGTCATCAACGGGCCCGACTGGGAACTCGTCCACGTCCGGGCCGCCGACAACACGTGGCTGACCCGCATGCTGTTCCGGGACTACGTCGGCACCGACCGCGGCGTCCTCATCCGGTCCGACGTCGAAGCGTCCGCCTACTCCGTCTCCGGCGACATCGAGAACATGGCGAACCTGGTCGACGCCTACGGCGCCGGGGAGGACGAGGACCAGCTGCGCGAGCTGGCCCGGAACCTCTACTCGATCTACCCCGAATTCGACGCCACCCCGGTCTGGAACGACGTGAAGCTCCGGTCGACCCTCTTCGACCACGCCCAGGGCTACCTGGTCGCGAACCAGGAACCGGCGATCGTGCCGACCGTCACCGTCCCCGGCCTCGACGTCGACCCGACCGAGCTACGGGTCGGGGACACGATCAGTACCGACATCTCGTACGGCGGTATCCGCTTCGCCGGGCAGGCCCGGGTGATCACGATCGCCTGGGAGCTGGGGCCGGAGAGCCCGGAGACGCGGACCCTCGAGCTGACCCCGCTCGATCCGGCGTCGGAGTCGATGCTGCTGCAGCAGCCGCTCCCCGTCGACTGTGAGGACTGCTGATGGGCGCCATCCCGATGCGGAACGATCTCGCCGCCCGCCTCGCCCGGCTCGAACGGGCCGTGGCCGACCTCGCCCGCCCGTCCCGCTCCGGCAGCGGTCAGGGCGGCCCGCTCGACGTCGCTGTCGCGATGGGTGGCGGCAACTACACGCTGACGGCGACCCCGACCCCGCTGAACGGCATGTTTGTCGACACCACGGTCGCCGGGCCCGACTCGATCTACCACGTCGACCTGACCTATGACCTCGCCGCGAGCGTCGGCGGGAACCGGGCCGCCGTCGGCCAGCTCGTCGTCGGCTTCCAGGCTCAGCCCGCCCAGATTCTCGCCGTCCTCCCCGTCACCGACATGCGCGGCACGTACAGCCAGCACTACCGGGTCACCGGTCTCGGCCAGGGCGACTACCGCTTCCAGGCCAACGCGTTCTACGTCGACCCCGGCTCCCCGACCGGCACCCTCGTCGTGCGGCCGACGCACACGACGATGATCATCACCCAGACCGCCTAGACTCACGCCCGACCCGAGGAGGACCCCGATGGTGCTGCTACAGCCACCGAGCTACTGCGAATCTCAGGCCTGCTACACGCCGCAGCAGGACCGGCTGCTGTGGAACTCGATCATCTGCGAGGAGGGCGTCACCAGCGGGCTCGAGGTGACCGCCGGGACCGGCATGTCCGTCCTCATCTCGGCCGGGGCCGCGTTCATCCAGGGCGAGGTCCAGGCCCAGGAAGGGATGTACTGGGTGCAGTCGACGGACCAGGAGTCCCGCACCATCCAGCCGTCCGACCCGGTCGACCCCCGCTACGACCTCGTGGTCGCCCAGATCAATACCGACTGCACCTGGTCGATCGACGTAATCACCGGCGCGGCGTCGCCGAATCCGCCGATCCCGCCGACCCCGCCGAACTCGGTCCCGCTCAAGGTGGTCCGGATCGAAGCTGGGGCGACGACGGTCACCGTGCAGGGGTCGGCGGCCGTCGCGCAGCTCTGCGACAACCTGCTCCCCGTCCCGTCCGGCTGGATCACGCTCAGCGAGGGCGACGTGTCCGGCTCCGACGTGCAGACCGGCACCATCGCCATCCCGAACCCGGACCGGCTCCGGTACATCCGTGGGCGGCTGTTCCTGAACGTGGCCGCCGAGGTGAACGTCTGCGTCCGGCTCAACGGCATCTCCGCGGCGGGAAGCTACCGGTCCTCGTACCGGTCCTGGGACCCGGCCGGGGCAGTCGCCGTCAACGGCACCGCCGGACCTTCGGCGTCCCGGTCCGACGCCTACTACATCGGGAAGACGTACGCCAACCGGGCCGGGCTGTTCCAGTTCGACATCCAGGCCGACAACTTCGGCGGCTACCAGAAAATCCTGCAGTCCCGCTACTCGGCGGCCTCGACGACCGACACCAGCTCCGAATACGTGTCCGGCATGGGGGAGGGCCGCATGCTGTCGTCGATCACCTCGGTGACCTCGATCCAGGCCTTCCGGTCCGGGTCGTCGATCGGGCAGATGACCTGGCTGATCGAGGGCTACTACCAGCCCTGATCTCGTACGGCGACGGGTCCGGCAGCAGCCGCTTCAACACGGGCGCGACCGCTGCCGGGAAGCCCGCATCGTCACTCGAGCACCAGCCGTCCGGCGGCAGCTGCTGGTTGGCGCGGGTCACCTTCCAGTCCCGGACCTCCCGGCCGCCGAGACGGGCCAGGTTGCCGTACAGGGTCCGCTTGTGCGGCGCCGCCACCCCGAGCGTCTCCGCGATGCTGATCGCGTGCAGCATGTGCGCCTTATGCACGACGAGCGGCACGTGCAGCTCGTAGCACCACAGCGGGCCCGGGAGCAGCCTCGCGAGATGCGCGGCCGTCGCCCGCAGCCCGTCCGCCCAGGCACCCTTCATCGCCCGGTAGCGGGACACGACCTGCTCGAGCGGGCCGCGGTGCAGGCCGCACGCCTCCCCGACGTCGCCCATCGGCGACAGGGCGTAGAAGTCGTCGTTCCACAGCATGAACGGGTCCGAGATGTCCGGCCGCTCGCACGCGTACCGGAGATGCGCGGTCGTCGTCGCATATTTGGTGGCGGCCGCCGGACGGTCGTGCAGCCGGACCGCGGTGCCGTCGACCCACGGCGGCCAGCCGCCGACGATGTGCACCTGGTCGTGCGGGACGAACCGGGCGAGGGACCGGAGGCTGAACCGGAGTTCGAAGTTCTGGCCCGACCGGCACACGTAGACCGCATCCATCGGGGGTCCCTTCCTCCCAAGATGATCAAGGCTGCGTTGATAGTATCCGCGGAGGTAAGGGAACGAGGTGAGGCACGTGTCGGCTGACCTGCTGGTGGTCGCAGCGCTGACCGGTCTCGCCGCCTACCGGCTCTGGCGGATCGTGGGGAGAGATCAGATCGGCGACCCGATCCGGGTCTGGCTGATCGGCCGGGACAGCCGCTTCTGGATGGTCGTCGGCGACCTCCTCGGCTGCGCCTGGTGTCTCGGCTGGTGGCTTTCTGGGGTGATCGCGGTAGTGGCCCTGTGGGGGGCGCCGCTGCTGCACGTCGGCCTGGTGTGGTGCGCCGGGTCGGTGGTGGCCGGATTCCTGGGGGAGATCGACGACGTTCTGTCCAGGAAGGCCGAGCAGCTGTGACCCCGAAGGAGCTGATACGTGGATGGCGCGTTGGTCGGGTCGATCGTAGCGGCGGTGGTCGGTGCGGTCCCGGCCACGATCGGCGCGTACGCGCTGCTCAAGAAGGCGATGCAGCCCGACATGGCGGCCCGGCGTTGGGTGCAGACTGTGATCGACCTGGTCGCGGCCGGAGTCGTGTACGGCATCCCGGTGTCGGTGCTGGCCCGCGGTCGACGGATAGTCGAGGAGCAGCCCAGTGACGATGTCGCAGATGATCCGCCGGAATCTCGGCCTGCTGCTGATGGTGGTCGGCGCGCCGCTGTTGATGATGGTCGTGATCCTGGTGATCTTCGCGACGACGTCGGCCGAACGTGACCGGCAGGACGCCGCGACCGCCGCCGCCATCGAACAGTTGAAGGTTCAAGCGGAGGAGAACAAGCGGGCCGCGGAGGAGGCGAACCGGCGCCTCGAGAACGCCGGTGAGCCGACCGTCCCGATCCCCAGCCAGACTCCGCCGCCGACTCAGCCCGGCGCGGCGCCGTCCCTCATCCCCGGGCCGGAAGGGCGCCCCGGCGCCCCAGGCTCGCCGGGGCCGCCGGGAAAACCCGGACGGCCGGGGAAGGACTCGACGGTCCCCGGTCCGACTGGTCCCGCTGGCGACTCTGGACCGAGTGGGCCCTCTGGAAGACCCGGTGCGGATTCGACTGTGCCCGGGCCCCCCGGTGAGACCGGCCCTCCCGGGGCAGATTCGACGATCCCAGGCCCTCAGGGGAAGCAGGGAGAGCCCGGCAAGGACTCGACCGTCCCCGGCCCTCAGGGCCCCACTGGGCCGCCCGGGCGGGGCATCAAGGATCAGCACTGTCAGGACAATGGCCGCTGGCGGATCGAGTACGACGACGGCACCACCGACGAGGACGCCGGGCCGTGCCTGCCGAAGCCAGCGCCGACCGTGACGGAGACTAGGACTGTGACGCCGGAGCCGTCCGGCGACCCAACCGAAGGGACACCCGAATGACCGAACCCGACTTCGACCGTCCGGCCGATCCGGAGACGGAGGACAACGAGCACCGCGACCCGGAGACCGGCGAGCCGCTTCCGGCCGATCCGCCGGATGGTTGGGACCCGGATGCGGAGGACGACTGATGCGCCGCCTCCTGCACTCCGCGTTCCTGCGGATGCTCTGCCGCCCGTGTCGCGGCTGCATCTGCACTGACCCGCATAGCCATCACCTGACCCGGTTAGGTCGGTGGCACTACGCGAAGGTGGCCGTCTGATGGCGAAGTACGCACCGGCCGCGATCAAGGCGACCTGGCCGCACGTCGACAAGGCGTTCCGGTCGGTCAAGTTCGGCGGCATCCTCGAAGGCTCCGCGGCCGGGTCCGGCTACCACCACTCCCGGGAGGACCTGCTCCGCCGCGGGAAGACGAAGGCGTATTCGATCCAGCACCCGCTGGACAAGAAGGGCAACGCGCGGGCCGCGTCGGCGGTCGACTACGTCTTCGACGACGTCGACGAGCTGGCCCTGGTCACCCGGCGGCTGCTCCGCGCCGCGCAGAAGGAAGACCCGCGCCTGTACAAGAAGCTCCGCGAGTTCGGCGGCACGCTCGACGGCAAGAAGGTGACCGCCTTCAACGTCACCGAGCAGCGCTTCATCACGATGGACAAGACCCACCTCTGGCATGCGCACCTCTCCGGCCACCGGGCGTACGCCGACAACGAAGAGGTATGGCTGGGCATCACCGAAGTGGTGCTCGGTCTCCCGGCCGGGGCTCTGACCGGGAAGCCGTCCGGCGGCGGCGGCGGGGAGAAGCCCGACCCGAAGCCGCAGCCCGGCTACAAGCCGGAGCAGCGCGCGATCTACGTCGACATCCTGCACGACGCGGTCCGTCGGAAGCCGAAGAACTCCGACTCCGTGTACTGGTGGCAGCGAATCCTGAACGCCATCTCGTTCCCGAACGGGAAGGAGATCAAGGTCACCGGCGACTGGTCCGACGAGACGACCGCCGAGACGAAGAAGGCGCAGAAGTCGGTGCGGGACACCCAGGACGGGTGGCCCGGGCCGCGGCAGATCAGGCTGTTCGCGAACAAGGCGAAGGGCGAGGTCGGGTCACTGTCTATCTACCGGTCGTCGAAGACCGGCGGCCTCATCGAGAAGACGTAGGGAGAGACGGTCATGACGAAGGAACCGGTCCTGGTTCGGCTGGCGATCACGGCGGCCGGGGCGATCCTGGTGTTGCTGGTCGCGTTCAACGTGCCGATCACCGACCAGCAGCAGGACGCGATCATCGGCGCGATCGGCCCGGTCGCCCTGCTCGTGCTGGGCCTGTGGTCCCGGTTCGCGGTGACGCCGAACAAGTCGGTCGTCGAATTGAAGCAGGGCGGGAAGGTCGTCGCTGGAGAAGGGTCCGAGCTGCCGACCGGCCAGGTCATCCGCGACGTCGGCTCTCTGAATGACGGCGCGGAGTGACCGGCCTGCTGCAGCAGCTCGGCGAGAAGTGGGGCACGGACAAGGCCACCTACCACCGCTACTGCGACTTCTACGAGGAACACCTGCCGGGCCGGGACTTCACCGGCACGCTGCTCGAGATCGGGATCATGGACGGCGCGTCTCTCGGCATGTGGCGGGAGTACTGGCCGCGGGCGACGATCATCGGTGTCGACAACGTGCAGCGGCGGCTCCCGGCCCGCCTGCACGGCGTGACGACCGTCCTCGCCGACGCCACCGAGTCGGCCGACGCCGACAAGCTGGCCGCCCTGGGCCCGTTCGACGTGATCCTCGACGACGCCTCTCACCTGACCGGCGACCAGCAGAAGACGTTTGACCTGCTCTGGGAGCACGTCGCGCCGGGCGGCTTCTACATCATCGAGGACCTGCACACCTCGCACATGACGAACTACCGGACCAGCGTGATCTCGACCCTCGACTGGCTGCGGCTGACGCCCGGCCTGCCGCCGTTCGAGCTGCACGGCACCGACCAGGGCAGCCCGGCGCAGCTCGTCGCCCGGTCCGGCTTCGACCCGGCCACCGTCACCTGGACCGGCCACCCGGACATGGCGGCCAGCTTGACCGCGGTCGCCAGGAAGCCGTGATCGACCTGTCCGTCCTGGTGTGCTCGACACACACCAGGCGGGCGACGTTCGCGCCGAAGATCATGGACCAGCTCTTCGGGCAGTGGGAGACGCTGCCCGAAGAGGACCGGGACCGGGTCGAAATCATGGTCCTGACCGACAACAAGCAGATGATGCTCGGCGAGAAGCGGAACGTCATGGTCGACGCCGCCCGCGGCCGCTACGTGCAGTTCGTCGACGACGACGACCGGGTCTCCGACGACATGCTCACCGCGGTCCTCGACGGTATCGACCACGGCCCGGACGTCGTCACCTTCCTGGCGTCCGTGTCCCTGAACGGCGGCGAGCCGAAGCCGTGCAGCTACCGGCTGAAATGGACCCGCGACCAGAACACGCCGACCGAATACCGGCGCCTCCCGAACCACCTGTGCGCGGTCCGGCGGGACCTCGCACTGCAGGCGCCCTACCCGGCGCTGCCGTACCGGGAAGACTCCGGCTACTCGAAGCTGCTCAGGCCGCTCCTGGCGACCGAACACCACATCCCGCGGGTCCTGTACCACTACGACTACTCGGCGGCCACCACGGAGGCGCAGACGGTCCGGCCCGTCGCCGCCCGGCCGCGCCGGACCTCCCCGGCCGCCGACGTGATCATGCTGTCGAAGGCCGCCGACGGCCGAGCCCGCCGCATGACGCAGACCGCGATCGACTCCTGCCACACCGGCGCCGGAGCCCTCCCGGTGCGGGTCATCGTCGTCGAACAGCGGGCCGGAGTCACCTACCACAACGCGGAGACCGTGCACCGCGGCGACCCGTTCGCCTACAACGCGTTCGTCAACGCCGCCGCCGCGACCGGCAGCGCGCCGTGGATTGTGGTCGCGAACAACGACCTGATCTTCGAGCCGGGCTGGCTGCATCCGCTGATCACCGCCGGGCACGACCTGGTGTCGCCGCACAACCCGGGCGACCCCCGCCAGCAGGACCTCCCGCCCGACGGCGAGACCGGCCGCATCAACGGCCGCCACCTGTCCGGCTGGTGCTTCGCGATCTCCCGGCGGCTCTGGTCGGCGATCGGCGGCCTCGACGAGGACTTCACGTTCTGGTGCGCCGACGACGCCGTCATCGAACAGGCCGTGGCCGCCGGGGTCGAACCGATGATCGTGCCCGACTCCCGGGTCCGGCATCTCGGGTCGGCGACCCTCCGCCGGGAGGGCCGCAGCGACGCTGCGACCTGGGAGCAGGTCGCCCGGTTCAACCGGAAGTACGGGCGGGACAAGTTCGTCAACCATCCCGGCTACCAGGCCTACCTCCGGCGGGCCCGTGTTTGACCTGTCGATCGTCACGACCTGCTGGGGTGGCTACGGCCGCTACCTGCCGGAGTGGGCGGAGTCGGTAGCCGGGCAGCTCCCGGCCCCGGCCGAAGCGGTGATCGCACAGCTCGGCGGCTGCGAGCAGGACGCGGCGCGGGCGGCCCGTATCCTCGAGCACGCCTCCGTGCCGTGCCGGGTCGTGACCGGCGAATATACGTCGATGGCGGCCGCCCGGAATCTCGCCGTCGCGAACGCCCGCGGCGAGTGGGTGATGCATCTCGACGCCGACGACCTCCTCCTGCCCGGTGCGCTCCGCCGCTGCCTGCCGCTGCTCGCGACGGCCGACGTGATCCCGATGGCCGCCCGCTACCCGTCCGGCCGGGTCCGGCCCGCCACGCATGTGACCGCCCGCTGGGTCCTGTCCGGCCGGATCGGTGTCCTGTCCTGCTCGCCGTACCGGCGGGCCCTCTGGCTGGCGGCGCCGTACCGGACGCTGGACGGGCCGATCCCGTACGTCGACGCCCTGCTGTGGGTCGGGTTCGCCCGGCTCGGCGCCCGCTTCCGAGGACTCTCCGAGCCGGGCTTCACGTACCGGCAGCACGACGACAGTTTCAGGAGGACCCTGACCCAGCCGCAGCTGGCGGCGGCCCGGCGGGCGATCCGGCAGGCGGCCGCTGCGCGATCTCCATCCGGACCAGGTCACCGAGCACGCGCAACTGGGCGGCGGTGACCGGACCGTTCTTCGCCAGATCGACCAGCTGGTCGATCGTCGTGAGGACTGCCGCGTCCCGGGCGGCCGTGAGCAGTTCCCGGTCCCGAAGCGCCAGAGCCTCATCGAACACCTTCAAATGCACGTCGCGGGACAGCTCGGCGCCCGTCAGGTGCATCGCGAGCCCGTACATCGACCGGACCCACTCCCATGTCCCGACCGACACATGCCATGGAAGGTCGCTCACCACAGCTCACCTCGCTGCCGTGCCTGTTCCCGACGGGCGCCGTCCTCGACACCTTCGCCGTACCCCAGCCACCACTGCCGGTCCGGCCAGAGCCGGGCCTCTTCCCGGAGACGTGCCGCCGTCAGCTCGAGGTGGGCCGCCAGGACGTCGAACCAGGCCCGGACAGCTCTCCATACCGGTGACCGGCTGGAAGGCTCTGAGATCGGCACCTGGCCGCGGTAGTCGTCCGCGAGGTCGTCGTAGTCGCCGGAGTCGTCGAGGTCGGCCGCGAAATGCTCGGCCAGACCGCGGCAGCTGCCGAGAAGTTCCATCTCCCAACCCTGCGACATCTCGCCGCACAGATCGCACCGGTAGAGCGGGCCCGACTCGGCATCCGGCCCGGCCATGGTGATCCAGTCGTGGTCAGCCATCGGTCACCTCCCGGATCAGCCGGTTCCCCTCGAAGACCTGCACGATCAGTTCGTCGTCCGTCAGCGACAGGGCGTACCGGGCCGCCTCGAGTTCGTGCTGGTAGTACCTCCGGTACTGGTCGATCATCTCGGCCCGGCTCTGCGTGCCGTAGTCGGCGATCCCCGGCCGCAGGCGCCAGCCGCGTGTCGACATCGGGCCCGGCTCCCGAGGACTGATGTGGGTCGTCCGGTTACCCATCGGACTCACCGGCCAGCGCGTTGCGGACCGAGGCCCACTTGTGGTGATCCGCGAACGGCGCCTCGGGGCCGTCATGCTCGTCGATGAGCCGGATCGCCTCGTCGACCGCGGCACGCAGCCGCTCCACCTCGGCCAGCAGCCGGGGCAGGGCGTTCACCGCGGCGACGATCAGCGCGGCGATCGCGGTTGCTCGCGGTTCACGATGGCCGAGGGGTGCGGCGATGATCGAACCGGAGCAATCGCGGACCATATCTCCGTCGTGCACCCAGTTGCCGCCTGGCGCGCCCGCCTCCAACTTCCGTTCGAGTTCGGCCAGGTCTTCGGCGCTCAGCTGATCAGGCATCGCTGGCCTCCGGCTCCACCAGTTCGTAGCCGCACTCTCGCAGCGACGCCGCCGTGACCAGGTAGGTCCAGGTACCGAACATCGGGTCGTAGCTCGTTGCCACGGCGATATCCCCGGCGATAGTCCGGATACCGGCGGTCTGCTCGCTGGCGGCGAACCCGACGCGGAGTTCGAAGCCGCCCGGGTTGCGGTACAGGCCGCGAGGTACGACGTCGGCCGACCGTAGGGCGGTCAGGAGTTTCTTCCGGTCGGCCGCGGCCCGGTCCGCGAACCAGGTGATGGACTCGCCCGGCACGTAGCCGGTGTCGGCCCGGGCCTGGATTTCGGCCAGCTCGGCGGGCGTCACGACAGCACCCGGCCGATCAGGGTGAGGTAGCCGACTAGCTGCGCGACCTGCACCGCGCCGACCAGCAGCATGATCAGGAAGATGCCCTTGCAGCCGTCTTTGCCGTCGTTCGCGGCGCCCCAGTCGTCGGGGCTGCCACCGGCGGACTTGCTCGGGTCAGGCATAGGGGTAGACCTCCAGGAGTCGATCCTTGTGGAATTGGGACAGGTTCTGCGGGCCGCCCTCCCGCAGGGTCTCGATCATCACGTCCGTCCCCGTATATGTGTGGTTGAAGCCGAAACAGTGGCCGGTCTCGTGGCGGATCAGGGACAGCCGGAGGTAGTCCGACAGGGCGGCGGCGGCCGGGTCGACCCGGATCGTGCACGCCTTGTACCGGCCCAGCGCGTCCGTATACAGGTTGGTGTAGCCGAGGTGCCAGTCGGGAAGGTCTTCCCACCGGATCGTGATGCAGGACGTCGACGCGCACCGGGTGCCCGAGTAGACGATGTCCAGGGCAGACGAGTCGTCCCACGCCTCGACGGCGACCCGGACCGGCCAGTCGTCGCCCAGCGCGGACTGGACGTGGACCGTGGTGCGGTTCCAGCGGACCTGGGACGGGCTCGCCCCGTCGGCGTCCGGCGTACCGATCACGATCAGGACGGCGGCCAGGATCAGGGCGACCACGATCCAGCCAGCGCGGACCGCGGCCCTCGACGGAACCCTCATCGGAGGTCACCGCCCGGCGCGACCCACGGCGCGGCCGCTGGCCAGGCGTTCGGGTCGTTCTGAATCCGCTCCGCCGCGGTCAGGTAGAGCTGGACGACGGCGAGGTCCCGGGCCGCGGCCGCGTAGCACGCGGTGGCCTCCGGGCCCACTGACGGCCGGGCGGCCGCCTCGACACACAGCTTGATCCCTTGAGTCAGCTTCGCGACCTTCTGCTTCATCGGGTGATCACCGGCCGGATCGGGAGACCGTCGGTGTGTAGCTTCGCCACCCAGGTCTGGACCAGCTCGGCCCGGCAGTACTGACAGACGGTGCGGAGCAGAGCGTCCGACTCCGGCTCCTCCGTGTCGTCGTACTCGGTGACCGGGTTGTGCTCGCACGGCAGCTGTCGGACGATTACCGCGGCCGCTCGGAGATGCGAGGCCCGGGGCCGGTCGCCATCTTTTAGCGGCAGACCCTTGTCGATCTCGTCGATCTCGAGTGCGACCGCCTCGAGCCGGTCGGCCAGGTCGGACAGGTGATTGGTCATGGTTCCTCCGTGGTGTCGATGATCGACGTGGCGGGCTCCCGCCAGCCGTCGGTCGGCTTGTGCTTCTCTGCTTCGTGGAGGGCCAGGGACGCGATCCCGACCCGCTTGTCGAACTGACCGAGTGCCCGCTGTAGCCAGTACGCCATGTTCCGCGGCTTGTTGGTGAGGATGCGGATCGCCGCCAGCGTGAACTCGTCGAGCGCCTTCTCCGGCTCCGCCTCAGCCCAGGTAGCGATCGGTGCCCACCGTTCGGCGTCAGCGTCGTACCGGACCAGCTCCATCGTCTGCTCGGTGTCGGTCACTGCTTCGTCCATTCGCCGCAGCCGGAGGTCTCGAAGAAGCCGTCCGACTTCTTGATCGTGACCGATGCCTTCGCGCCCGGCCGCTTCACGTCCTGCGCGATGATCGTGCCGCGGTCCCCGGTGTCGTCCTTCAACCGCTGGAAGAGGCACATGTACGAGTCGGCCGGGACGGTCACCTTGTACCGGCCGGGCTGGATGTCGACGCCGACCTCATAGGTGCCGTCGCCGAACGTCTCCGGGGCTTCGACCGGCTTGGCGGGCTTCTCGGCCTTCGGCTTCTCCTGCTTCTTCTCGGCCGGTGCAGCCTCGGTGGTGGCGGGCGCCGGGACGGCCGCTACCGGCTCGCTGCCGCCCTTCCCGGCCGATCCGGCGGCGCCGCCGATGATCAGGCCGACGATGAACGTGGCGACCGCGAGGATCACGGTCAGGCCCTTCCGGGCCTTCGGCTTCGGTGCGAACGGAACTTGGCCGGGCGGGACCTGCCCCTGGTACGGGTGGCCCGGGTAGGGCTGCCGCGGCTCGGCTGGGAATTCGTCGGTGTGCTGGTTGGTCATGCTGGTTGTCCCCTTCGGTTGGTCGGCTGCGACTCCTGCAGCCAGCGGTAGATGGTGGTGCGGTGGACTCCGGCGGCGGCCGCGATCTCCGCGACCGGCACGCCGTGGGCGTGGGCGACCTCGACAGCGGCGACGAGCCGGTCGTGTTCGTCCTGGTGCTTCTGCCGGGCGTACTGGACGGACGACAGGTAGGCCGATCCCTGGTTCATGGGGCAGGTACCTCCTCGATGGTGATCTCGCCGCCGTTCCGGAAGCCGCCGATCAGGATGACGCCGGTCCCGCCCGTGCCGGGGTTGAGGTCGACGTGGACCTCGATCTCGCGGGAGGCGAGCTTCGGTCGGGCGTACCGGTAGATCGCTTCGGCGAGATCGTCGGCCGTGTCGGCGGCGGCGGTGAGCGGTTCGACGTCCTGGTGGCGGCCGATCCGGTCGAATGTGCAGCGGTAGCTGGTCATCCGACGACCACCCAGGTCTGGCCGAGATTCGCGCCGCAGTTGAGGCACGGCGTGACGGTCGCGGTCCGTTCAGTCGGGAAGTGTTCGCACGGCTGCCGCCGGAGACGGTTCGCGGCCTCCCGCAGGAAGTGGGCGTCCATCGTGGCTTCCTCGTCCTCGTCGTCGGCCGCCGCCTCGAATTCGTCGGCCAGCTGCTCGAGCTTCCGGATCAGTCCGTTGTAGTGATTCCCGGCCATCGGTCAGCGTCCCTTCTGCGCGGCGGTCGCGATGGTCTCGCGGAGGGCGGCGGTCAGGTGCTTCTCGGCGACCTCGGTCACCGCGGCCAGCGCCTGCATCTTCGCGCCGTCGATCGCCTGCTCGAGCTGCTTCGACAGCTGCCGGTCCAGGACCTTCTCGATCGCCTGCTCGAGCCGGGTCTGCGCGGACCGCGACCCGTAGCTGTCGCCGCGGGCCGACATCCACTGCTCGATCCGGGCAGCCGCCCAGGCCTCGAGCGACTGCGGCTCACCGGACTTGGTGCCGAATCGATCGGACTCCGTGACCTGTCGCTGCCACAGGCTGTCGACCAGCTCCCCCGCCTTGGCGTTCAGCTGCGCCTCGACCTTCTCGTGGACCCGGCGGTAGTAGCCGTGGCCGGTCGCGGCCTGATGCTTCGCTTCATTGGCGAGCTGTCGGGCGGCGGCGTCGATGATCGCGTCACCGACCGTATACGGGCCGTCCTCGCGGGTACCGAGGACCGTGTCCAGCGTCAGCTCGAACTTCGCGGTCACGGACTGCTCGACCCACTTCGGCTGTTCACGCGGCTCCGGGTCGTCCCAGCCCAGATCGTCGATATCCATCTGTCGTGCCTTCCTGTAGGTGATGGTTTTGCGTGGATGCGGGAGGGGTCGAACCTCCGCCGGATTCCTCCGGCCAGCCCGACGGGCCGCACTGCCGTGCGGTGCTCCGCCACCGGCCTATAGCCGACTGCGCACCCCTGTTCAGTTGTCCGTCAGTAGTCGACGGTGTCGTCCTCCGCCGCGATGATGTCGTAGGCGCCGGACCGGAGGTCGTCGACGACCGGCCGGGTCACGGCGTGCACGGTGACCTCTCCGGCGAGGGTGACGTATCCGGCGACCCGGATCTTCCCGACCGTGAAGCCCTTCTTCCGGTCGTTCGCGTTCCTGGTCGCGGCCTTCTTCGCGCCGCTGGGGTTGTAGAAGCGGCGGCCGTACCGGGCGGCTGCGTCGTCGTTCAGGACCCAGTAGTCGCGGCGGTACTGCTCGTTGTAGCCGCAGTGGGTGGAGGCGATCGTGCCGTCGAGGTTGAACAGTGCCTGGACCTCGATCAGGCCGTCCTGCTCGGCGAGCCGGGCGCTGGCCAGGTACTCGGCGGCCAGGCAGCCGCTGGCCCACTGGGACAGGAAGCCGTCGGTGTCGGACCGCTCGAACGATTCGTCCGCGTTGCGGTAGGACTGCTCGGCGGCGGCCCGCCACTGGTCGGGCGTCTTGCCCTTGTACGTGCCGGGCGTCGCGTTGGCTTTCGAGGTCTCCGTGCTCATCATGTGTACCACTATACACCATCTGTCGCAGGATGCAACTCGCCGCCGTAATCTAGGATGTCCCGGCAGCAATCACACACCGCCGCCGACGCACCGCACGCCGCCACATCGTGCAGGTCACCGCACGTCGGGCACTCCCGAATGTCCTGCGGCTCCTCGCCGGTCGGCTCCGTCATCGTGCTCACCGCCCGTACGTCCGCTGTAGCGCCCGGTAATGGGCCGCAGACGGCTTCCAGGACCGGGCCGACGTGTTCACCCCGGACATCAGGTTCCGGCGGCTGTGATCGTGCTTGAAGCCGAGGCAGTGGCCGGTCTCGTGGGCGAGGGACGCGAGCCGCCGCTTCGCCGACAGCTTGCTCAGCTTGCGGGTGTCCACGATCACGTCGCACTTCACGATCCGCTTCGACGTCTGCCACGCCCAGGTCGTCGCGACCGCGTGGCCCGGGCGGCGTCCGGCGGTGAACCGGATGCACGCCTTCCCGGGCGGGCAGCGCTTGACCAGGATCAGGTTCAGCCGGGACCGGTTGTCCCACGCCTCGATGGCCCGGTGTACGTCGTAGCCGCGGGGGAGGGACTCCTGGACGTAGATCGTCCGCGTCCCCCAGGTCTTCACCTTCCGCTCGGTGGCGTCGGCGGTGATCGTCGCGGCGACGGTGCCGAGCAGTACGGCGACCAGGATGGCTACGGTCAGGGTCAGGATGCGTTTCACGGTTGGTGGTCCTCTCGGTTTGGTGGGTGTCGGCTGAACGGTCGCGGCGTCGCCCGGCAGGGAGGTCCGGGCGCACCGTCGGCGGGTCAGGCTTCGTTCCAGCCGGTCAGTGGGTCGAGGTCTTCAAGCCGCTCAAGCGGGCAGAACTCGGTCACGTAGCCCAGAGCGTCCATCGCGGCGGAAGCCTCGGCGGCCCGGTCGGCGCTGTTGTAGGGGCCTACCGTGACGGAGGTGTCGACGGTCGGGTGCGTCCCGATCACCACGTACTGCGTGATCCGGCGGATTCTCTTGCTGCTGCGTCCAGGCATCTCGGTCTCCTTCGTGATCTTGGGGTCAGACGGCCCAGCTGCGGTGCACGTTCTCCGGTAGCCGCGGGTCCCACTCAGAGCCGTTTAGGTCGGCGGCCTCGATGAAGTTCACCAGGGCGTCGTGCTTGGTCTGCTCAGCCACCCGGGCCGGGTCGCTGTCGTCGTGGCCGAGCCGGTCGTGAGCGATCCGCCATTCGGTGTAGAGGAACCGGGCCCGCTTGATGTCGGCCATCTCTGCCGTATCCATCGCCTTGGGCACCGGTACCCGGCGCACGGTCCAGTCCGGGTGGCTGTCGGCGACCGCCTCAGCCAGCTCAGCCTCCATCGCCTGCTCGGCGGCGGCGCGCTTCAGCGGACGCTCGTACCAGCTGATGACCTCGGCGACGGCAGCCTTGCGGGTGCCCGCCCTGGCCAGCTTGATCGAACGGCCGCCGAAGTCACGCGGCTGGCCGGATCGAGGGGTGGCCGAACCTAGCGGCTGCCAGACGTCATGGCCGTTGCTCACCTTGGCGGTGCGGAGGGCTGGGACGTGCTCCTTGCGGACGGTGCCGATCTCAGTCCAGATGTCGCTTAGGGCGTGAACGGCGGCCTGACCGGGCTCGGTCCAGACATAGACGGTGGCGCGGCCGGTCTCTGCCGCGACGAGGTAGGTGCCGTGCTCGGTGGTGATGGTCTGGCGGGTCATGCTGGCTCCTCAGTAGGTGGTGTGTGTACCACTATACACAGGAGTGTCGCAGGATGCAACATGTAGACTGAGCGTGTTCCTGTAGGAGGAATCGCCCCGGTCTCCCGTGCTGGACCGGGGCACTCCTATTTCCCGAGCGCCCGCCGGACCGTGGCCCGGTTCAAGCCGGTCAGCTCCGACACGGCCAGCTCAGACTCCCCGCCGCCGACCGCAGCGATGATCGCACCGGTCAGCCCGGCCATCTGCAGCCGCTCGAGCCGCCGCGCCGTCCGCCACGCCTCACTGAACGCCTCCAGCTCTACCTCGCCGCGGATGATCGTCAGTGCACCCTCGAACGCGATCCGGTGCGCCTGCCCGTCGTCCGGGTAGCGCTGGTCGATCTGGGCGGCGCACTGCTCGAAGAGGCGCAACTGATCTTCGGACATGTCGCTGGCGGTGTCGCCGAGGTACGCCAGGGTCTCGAGTAGGCTCATGCAGCCCACTGTACACCAGGGGACATGATGGTGTACAGTGGGACACATGAACTCCTCCTACCGGATCACCGCACAGGGCCCCGACGGGACCGTGCACGAAGTCAAGGTGGCCGCGCCCGACCTCCGGGCCGCGTTCATCACCGCCAGCCGCTGGGCCGACGCCACGGCTGATCCCGGCAGTCAAGTCCGGATCATCCGGGTCGACGCCGGATGGACGTGGCAGTGCCCGCGGTGCGCCGCTGAGGGACTCACCTTCACCGGATCAGCCCTTGCCGCCATCGACGCCGACCGCTACCACCGCGCCTGCCAGGAGGGCTGAGATGGATCTGTGCAACACGGTGTTCTGCGAGACCTGCGAGGACATGGGCATCGTGACCCAGGTCGTCGCCGAGACGCCGCTGGGCCGGGAGCACGCGGACGTTGTCTGCCCGGACTGCAACGGTGAGACCCCGGCGTTCCTGCCGGGCGTGGACGACGTGCTCGACGGCACGCGAGAGGGCTGGGACCGATGATCAACAACGAGACCAAGGTGGAGATGGTGGAGTGCCCGCGCTGTGCCGGTGAGGGCGAGGAGTACCCGCCCACGCCGATCGGCCGGGGCATCATCGTCGACCCGTCGCCGTGCACCCTGTGCTCGGCGTACGGCGAGGTAGAGCCGTACGTGGCGCGCGGCTACGTGAAGCGGGGAGGGGCCGTTCCGTGGCTGACGAGACGCTGACCGTGCATCAGGCCTGGTCGCTGGTGATGGACCAGGTGCAGACGATCCGGAAGACCGGCCGGAACAACCAGCAGAACTACAACTTCCGCGGCATCGACGCCGTCCTCTCCGCGGTCGGCCCTGCCCTCCGGGCGAACAACGTGACCGTCGTGCCGACCGCCGAATCCGTCGAGACCGAGCGGTACGAGACGAAGGGGAACGCTCTGATGCAGGGCGTGATCGTCCGGATGCGGTACACCGTGTACGGCCCGTCCGGGGACAGCTTCGTCGGGTCGGCGTACGGGCAGGCCGCCGACTCAGGCGACAAGGCCGTGCCGAAGGCGATGTCGGTGGCGTACCGGTCGTTCCTGCTGCAGGCGTTGACGGTGCCGACGGACGACCCGGAACCGGACATGTACAGCCATGAGCGGGCCGTCAGCTACCAGGAGAATCCGCTGTTCGCGGTTCGTCGCCGCCTCGACGAGCTGGCGGGCGAGCGTGGGCGGCCGTTCATCGCGGCGGCGCTGCAGGCCCGCGGAACGTCCGCCGAGACGGCGACGCTGCAGCAGCTGCAGGCGTTGCAGGCCGAGTGGGAACAGGCTGAGGCCGACCAGGTGAGAGGACAGACTGATGCAGACGGACGATGACACCCGTGCCGTACTCGAGGCGGCGGTGCTCAAGGAGCTCACTGAGCGGAACAAGAAGACCCGGGACCGGGTCCAGGGAACGCTGCAGCCGGGTGACCGGCGCACCGTGTGGCTGGACGATGTCGAGATCGGGACCGTGTCCCGGAACCGTCCCAGCAAGGGCTGGACGGTCACCGACCGGGAGAAGTTCACGCGGTGGGTCGCCGAGGTCTACCCGGAGGCGGTCATCACCACGCAGGCTGTGATCCCGGCCTGGGAGAAGGAGTTCCTGACCGATCCGGTCGATCACGAGACCGGTGAGGTCCCGGCCGGTGTCGAGGAGAAGACCAGCACGCCGGGCGTCGTGGTGAAGCCGAATGCGGTCGGGTCGGCCCGGGCGATCGCGATGATGCTCGGCGGCATGCCCGAGCTGGACGCGGGTGGCGATGACTGAGAACTGGAATCCGGTCGTCGTCGAGGAGAAGATCGCGGCGATCTCGAACCGCATCGCGAACTCGGTGACGGTCTGCTCCAACGCGTACCGGGAGTTCATGCGGGCCGACCTCGACTACGACCGGGCCTACGCCCAGGCCTACCTGAACCACGACGGGCCGCAGACGGAGAAGAAGTATGCGGCCGAGCTGGCCACCTACGATGAGCGGTCGGCGCGGGACGTCGCCGACGTGGCGTACCGGCACGCCGACCGGCTCGCCCGGGCGCTCGAGGCCGAGCTGCGGGCGATGCAGTCCATCGGGGCGTCGATCCGGATGCAGTACGGCGTGGCCGGGCGCGGAGAGGGAGCGTGATGGCGAGGAACACTGGGCCGACGCCGGAGGTGCGGCAGCTGGTGCATGACCGGGACCACGACATGTGCCTCCGGTGCGGCAGCCCACACGCCCTGCAGGTGCACCATCGGATGCCGCGGGCGTCCGGCGGGTCCCGGATGTGGTTCATCAACCGGCCGCCGAACCTGGTCGTTCTGTGCCTGGCCTGCCATGCCGATATCGAGTCTCATCGGGCGCAGGCCTATGAGGACGGCTGGTTGATCAAGCGGGGCGCCGACCTGCCGTCCGAGGTCCCGATCAGGACGTGGCGGGGGGACTACCTGTTCCTGACCGACGAGGGCGGCCTGGTGCATGTGGGGAGCAAGCCGTGATCGCGCTGGCGGACATGATCGCTGAGCTGGACCGGCGGGCCGAGGTGGCGCGGCGGGATCGGGACTGGTTGACGTCGGGCCGGTTGAAGGAGGCTCGCCGGTACCTGTTCCATGTGGCGGTGACGGCGCCTGATCCGGTTCCGGCGGAGGCCTCGCCCGTGGCGTCGCAAGGTGCTACACTGTACACATGAATACAGCACGGGATGATCGGTTCATCACCATCAACGTCCTCGACATCAGCCGACGGAAGACCAGCCGCAACGGTAACCCCCGCTGGCGCTTCCACACCGCCCACGGCTGGTTCGACACCAAGCCCGACACCAGCCAGGCCTACGAGGTGTCCGGCGCCGAACACCGGCTCAAGGAGAAGCCGCTCCGCATCTGGCTCGACGGCAACGACCTCATCTGGAAGTGGGAGCAGGTCGACACCGTCGAGGCTCAGCTGACCGACGAGGAGGCCCGGACGATCGCCGCCCAGTGGCAGTCTCCGGGCCGGGTCGGGTCACACCTCGCCGCGTTCGCGTCCGGCGCGCCCGTCAGCCGGGCCGACGTCATGTGGGACATCCAGGCCACGCTGGAACTCGAGCACGGCGCATCGGCGGAGGACCGGCACCAGCTCCGGCTCCTCGCCGAGTACTTCGAGCGGGTGATGTCGTAGACCCCGGAACCGTGTATACTAGGTAGCACCTCCAATGTGGTGTTGGATCTCGAGGCCCCTCCCGGATTGATCCCCGGGAGGGCCTTTCCACACCTGGGAGGTAGAGAAAACCACCACAGTTTCGAGGAGGACACATGGATCAATTCATCGACCCCGAACCGGTCAACGACGACACGGGAGCGGGATTCGGGATCGTGCCGCGGTATCTCCGCGGCCAGCTCACGGCGTACGAGATCGCCGTCTACGTCGCTCTCAGCTGGCGGGTCGACTCCGCCGGTGTCTGCTGGCTCCGTCATAAGCGGCTCGCCGACGAATCCGGGTGCTCGTTGAAGACCGTACAGCGGACACTCGATAGCTTGAAGGAGAAGGGCCTAGTCGACTGGCGGCCTCGGTACGCCGACGACGGAGCGCTCCTCTGCAACGAGTACCGGCTGACGACGTTCAGGCCGACCCCCCCGGCCTCACAGACCGGACCCGTCGGCCTCACAGGCACACCCCCCCGGCCTGTGAGGCCGACAGAACGAGACTCCTTGAACGAGACTCCTGGAACGACACTAGATATCTCCCTACCCCCGGCGCCGGAGCAGCGCGACACCTTCGCCGCCTGGTACGACCGGTACCCGCGGAAGGTCGGCCGCGCCGCCGCTGAACGGGCCTACCGCCGGGCACTCAAGGCGGCGACCCCGGATCAGCTCGCCGACGGCCTCGCCCGCTACATCGCCGAGATCGACCGGAAGCGGACCGCCCGCGAGTACATCAAGCATCCATCGACCTGGCTGAACGGCGGCTGCTGGGCCGACGAATACGACACCGGACCGTCGCAGATCGTCGACCGCAGGCAGCAGGAGACCGACGCCCAGTTCGACCGGATGCTCGCCCGGGCGATGGAACGCGATCAGCAGAGAGCGATCGGACTGTGAACGCCACCGAGGCCGTCATGCTGCTCCGCAAGGTCAAGGCGCTCTGCCCGTCACAGGCGGTGGACGAACTCACCGGAGAAGCGTGGGCGGAAGTCCTCGCCGACATCGACTACGCGGCCGCCGACGAGGCGCTGATCTCGATCGTCCGGCAGCCGCTCCCGCTGAACCGGTCCCGCTACATCGAACCGGGCCACCTGATCAGCGAGGCCCGACGGCTCCGCCGCGACCGGATCGAGCGATACGGCACGCCGCCCGTCCCGGCCGACCTCGACGGCGACGACTACCGCGAGTACTTCACGCTGGCCCGGGAGGCGATCGGCTCCGGCGCCGTCCCGCCCGGCCAGCCACTCCCGCCGCTCCCAGAACTCCGCGCCCTAGCCGCTCAGCGCCGCCCTCAGCGCCTAACAGCGGTCCCCGCTATCTCGGATAGGCCCGGCCGGTGATCGACGCGGAGAGGGCCGTCCTGGGCGCCCTGCTCGCCGGGTACCGGGACGTCGACGACATCACCGCGAAGATCACCGGGACCTGTTTCGACCTGCCGATCCACGAATGGGTGTACGACGCGATCCTCCGCGTCCACGCCGCCGGACGAATCCCGGACCCGATCCAGGTCCGGGCAGCGCTCGGTGACCAGCAGAACCGGCTACCCGGCGGCCCGGTCTACCTGACTGAACTCGTCGCCGCCTGCCCGCAGCCCGCGTCGGCGCCCTGGTACGCGGAGCAGGTCGCGCAGCAGGCCGCCCGCCGCCGCGTGCGGTCGCTCGCCGAACGGCTCCTACAGCTGTCGGAGACGGACCGCGACCCGTTCGAGATCACGAACGACGCGAAGCAGTGGCTCGACTCGTTCACGACCGGCACCGACCAGGACGTGTGGTCGATCGCCGACGCCATGACTGAGGTCGTCGACGTCGCCCAGCACGGCCGCCGTACCGGCTACAGCTCCCCGTGGCCGGACGTCGACCGGATCACGCGCGGCTACTACCCGGGCCGCCTGTACGTCGTCGGCGCCCGCCCAGGTGTCGGGAAGTCGCTGTGGGCGTCGAACACGGCGGTCCACCTGGCGAAGCAGGGACACGGCGTGTTCGTCGCGTCGATGGAGATGTCGGCCCTCGAGTTCACCCAGCGCTGCGCCGCCGCCGAAGCCGGGGTCGACCTCGGCCGCCTCGAACAGGGCAAGCTCGCCGAATTCGAGTGGGACAAGCTCGCCCCCGCGGTCTCGTCGATCTCGCAGCTACCGATCCGGATCGCTGACGCCGAGACCCAGACCATCGCCGATATCCGGGCCGGTGCCCGCCGCTACGCCCGGCAGCACCCGCTCGGCATGATCATCGTCGACTACATCCAGATGGTCCAGCCCGGGTCGGCGAAGGAGAAGCGGGAACAGCAGGTTGCGGAGATGTCCCGCGGCTTCAAACGGCTATCCCGGGAACTCGACGTCCCGGTGGTCGCTCTCGCCCAGGTCAACCGGGGCGCGACGTCCCGCCGGGACGGCCGCCCGACGATGTCCGACCTCCGCGAGTCGGGCGCGATCGAAGCGGACGCGGACTGCGTCATCCTGCTGCACCGCGACGACGACCAGCCGGAGATCATCGAAGTGATCATCGCGAAGGGCCGCTCGACGTCGACCGGTCAGGCATCCATCCAAATCCAGGGCCACTACAGCCGCCTCGTCGGCAACGAGTGGCGGCCCTACGGGAACCATCAACAGCACGGCTGAAAGGGACAAATTCATGAGCATCGAAATCGACCGGCAGGCGGACGACCCGAAGGGCGGCATGATCCTCGCCGAACTGGTCGCGTTCGTCGAACAGTGCCAGGAACAGGGCCTGTCCGACGAGGCACGGCTGAAAGCGGAGGTGGGCTTCGGCCTGCAGCTCCGCGCCGTCCGCGTCAAGGGCGAGATTCGACCGGATCGAGGCGTCCGATGACCGATCATCTGAGCGCCGAAGACCTGGCAGCGATCCGGGAACGTACCCGGCGATTCGCGACGACGATGCCGGACACAGCACCGGCCGACCGAGCCGCACTGCTGGATGAGGTGGACCGGCTGCTGGCCATGATCGAGGACCAAGGCGTCGTCGTGCTATCCAGCAGCCCGGCCCGAACTCCGGATGAGGAGCGGCGAGTCCAGGCGCAGCTAGAGGCACGAGAAGCGCTAGAGGCCGAGGTGGAGCGGCTGCGTGCCGTGGTGCAGCGAGTCGAGGCACTGGCAGGGGGCCTGATTCAGCGAGGTGATCACGGCCGCGACGATGACGACTATTCCACGGGCTTAAGCGATGGGCTCCGAGATGCAGGCAATGAGATTCGCGCCGCGCTGGCCGGGGACATCAACAGCGGGGATCAGCCCGCGGCGTGCGGTGCCCCGATCGGGGCCGGTACCTACGGCTGTCCCAGCGTCTACGGGCCGCCACCGACCTGCGTGCTGCCAACCGGGCACGACGGTCTGCACATGCGGGACGTGAGCGACCCGTCCGGCGATCGCCCAGCCGTCGAAGACGGTGATCAACAGCCGGCGGCCGAGACCGGTCGGACCTGATGGCCGTCCTCGCCTGGGATGTGCCGACTCCGCTGGGCGTGTTCGCGGTGGGCCTGCCGGTAAGGGTGTTGCAGCGGGCCCGGTACCGGGTGAAGGTGTGTATGGACCCGCCCGGCCTGCACCTGACCGGGCGCTGCCACAGCGTCTACCTGACGCCGGGTGCGGTCCGAGAGGAGGATCATGCCGATTCGACCGGAGAACAAGCACCGGTACCCGCCGGACTGGCCGGACATCAGTCTCGGCGTCAAGACCGCAGCTGGATGGCGGTGTGAGTGCGACGGCCGCTGCGGCTGGGCGAAGTGCGGGACGAGTCTCGGCGGCGGCCGGTGTCTCGCCTCTCACGGGATGCCGCATCCGACGACGGGCAGCGGCGTGATCCTGACTACCGCTCACCTGAACCATCTCCCGGAGGACTGCCGCCGCGAGAATCTGATGGCGCTCTGCCAGGGCTGCCATCTGGCGTACGACCAGGATCATCATCGGGAGTCGGCGCGGGCGGCGAAAGAGTCGTCTCAGCCGCCTCTACTCGGCCCGTATACGGCGCCCTGATGTGAGAAGATGTATACGTGAGCGTCGAGCATCCAGCACGGGACCGGGTCCTATCGATCCGGGTCACTCCGACCGGCCTGCAGGCCGTCGATAAGCTCGCCGCCGAGCTGGGCCGCTCGAGGTCGGACACGGCCCGTCTGATGCTGCAGGCTGCCGCTACCGGCGCCGGGCTCGACATCGTCCGCCTCTACGACCGCCAACGGAAAGGGACCCGTCATGGCTGAACCGCTGACCCTGCAGGAGCTGCGCGAGAAGATCGACTGGGAAGGGGGGATCGTCGAGACCGTCGAGTACGGCATCCGGCCGGACCAGATGCCGTCGGAGTCGCTCCGCGCGGCCTGGCAGACCCTCGTCGACGCCCTGCAGGCCGCTGAGGGCGCCCGTAAGGCTGTCGACAAGCTCCTCATCGAGGACCTGTGAAGCGTCGTCAGCGCCGGGCCACGTTCGGCCCGGCGTACCGGACGCGCCGCCATCCCGGTGAGGTGTCGGCGTTCCGCGTGGAGAAGGTCCTGTTCCTGTGGCGCTGGCGGGCGTTCCAGCGGGCTCTGGTGGCGCAGGTCGTCCCGGCCATCCGGAACGGCTTCGCGGCGCTCTCCGCGGCAGCTGCGACCGCTCAGGCCGCGTTCGAGCAGGCGACCACCGCCGTCCGGTCCGACTTCGTCCTGGCCCCGCCGGTCGTCGATGAGGTCCAGGACATCCCCGACGACGCGTGGCGGGGTTCCCGGTGACTCTCTGCTCAGGCTGCACCGAGCGGCACCGTACGGATATCGAGTTCGCTGCGGCGGTGATCGACTCGTACATTGCGGGCCGGTACCGCTCTCAGGCGTCGGCCGATCTCCGCGCCCTGCTCCCCCCGAAACCCACCCCCGACACGTATACAAAC